GTCCGTCGGGTGAGTTGCCTACGAATTCCAGTCCTGGTGTTTCGCACAAGCACATCCCTACTCTCGTTACCTTCTTGCCTGTCACCTTTTCGAATTCTTTTATTGCGAATACCCCTTCTGCTGTTCCTCGTTCCATCTCGGCGGTTGGCATGAGTATTTTTGATTGCTCGGTTGCCTCCTCTCCTATGAATTCTGCGATGAGTGCTATTTGGGCCTCGGTCGTTCCCATCACGTCATCGAGCTTTGTTCCGGTCACGATGCACCTTCGTGCGTCGTGCCACTCCTTCGTACCTTGCTCTAGGTTGAGTATCTTCATGGTTAATTCAGTTGGCTTTTAATTTCATCCTTTCGTCGTAGGATTTCAGGGTCTGATTTTGCACGCATAGGAAAGCTCTCCCAGATTCGTTTTAGGTCTGCGAGTGATTTTGCCTCCATGAGTTTGTCGGTATACTCGACGATGTTTACCTTCACCTTTGGAATGAAGTCTCTGATGCGGAGGGCGTCCTGGTTCTTACCGAAGGCTCGCACCGATGCCGCGTACACTTGGATTTGCTTTCCGACCCACTGTTCTGGATGTGATCCGTAGAGGGCGGTTAGCGTGTTTCCGTTGGTGATGTTCATGATCATCTTCGGAACGTCCTCTTTGAAGTAGAGGACCTGTTTCTGCTTGGTTCCGTCCTGGGTCTTTACGTCTTCTTCTCCTACGAACTTCTCGATGGTGAGGAGCATTTCCTCTCCTTTCTCGAGGTTATGGCTACCGAGGTAGTCTTTGTCGAGGAAGTTTTTCCAGTGCCTATTTGACCCCTTCTCGACCTTCGTGAGTATCTTTACCCCATCCGCTGACTGCTCCGTTGTCATTGGTTTTATTTATGTTGCTTGCGGACCGTGCTTGCGAGCACCGGGCCGTATAGCGTTATGTACTTAATAAGATTTTCCGCTTTCACACTGTAGCGTGTGGTCTTTTCTTTTTCATCCACCTCCGCCTTCAGTATGTTTGGACCGTGCATGTCTGCTTTTATGATTCCGATTATCGTTTGGTGGTGTAGTGCCCATGGCATCACGCCTTCCTTTTTGATGTCGGTTACAGACAGTCTTCTTGCCGGTTCCTTTTTGAGCGCTTCGACTGTGCGGCTCATGTCTTTTAGTATACTCCTTGTTGTCATAGTGTGCTAATTGTTAATTGTGGATACCGAGACGTGCTTTCATTCGCCCGAGGAATTCAGCGGCCATTGATAGGTTCTCACCATCGCTTGACTCTGACATTTCCTTCATGAGCTTTTCACGCTCTTGCGACCTTTTCTCTTCGTCTTCGATTCGCTCTATTCTCTCCATGTCTTGTGCCCACCTCTCGCCCTGGTCTCCGTCCATGAGTCGCTTTATCACCGCACGTTTCCTTTCGAGGATGTCTACGATGTCCTCCTCGATGGTGTCTCCCGCGATGTAGTAGTACACGTTCACGGTTCCGCTCTGTCCGATGCGGTGTGCTCGGTCTTCTGCCTGTGAGTGTATCTCTGGGCTCCACTCCATGTCGGCGAATTTTACGATCGTGGCCGCTGTTAGGGTTATCCCTACACCACCGGCTTTGATGTTTGCGATGAACACTTTCGCGGGTCCTTTCTGGAACATGTCCACGGCGTCCTGGCGCTGTTGCATGTTGTGCTCTCCAGTGAGTGTCACTGATAGGATGGGCTCCTTTGCGTCGTCGTAACGTGTGCCACGTTTCGACTGCATGAGCTCTTCCTTCAGTGCGTTGATGGTCCCAGTGAACTGGCTGAACACGATCACTTTCTGGTCCTGGTCTACTGCGCTACGGATGTCGTTTGCTATCCGTTCGATTTTAGCCCTGGAGCATACTTGCTTTAGTTTCATGAGCTCCACCAGGTGTCGTGCGTCCATGATCCCCTCGATGTCTTTTCCGAGGCTTGGGTTGTTTTGCACCCACTCCACGTAACTGTCGAATGCGTTGTCGTACTCCTTCTGTGCGGCCTTATCGAGCTCCACTATCTGGACCGACACGATTTTCTCCGGCAAGTCGAGCACGTCCTTCTTGAGCCTTCGCAGGAAGTTTGACCTGATGAATTCCCTCAGCTCGTCCACGTGGGTTGCCCCGCTCTCGTCGAAGAACCTGATTATCTGACCGTTCTTCTTTATGATCGTCTTTAGGTACCCTCCGCAGTACCTCTTCGAGAATACGGACCTTACCCTTCCTAATGGGTGTTTGATAGCCTTTAGGAGGTTGAACATCTCGATTGGCCTGTTCATGATCGGCGTACCGGTTAGGAGGTACACGTTGTTCACGATGAGCGCAATTTCCACGGTCACTACTGCTCTGATGGTTTTTTTTCCCTTGATGTAGTGAGCCTCGTCGACGATGAGTGTTTCTATATCACCTCTCTCGGCCCTCTTTATGATTTGGTCCTTGTACTTCGGTAGCATGTCGTAGTTGATGACAAGCCACTCCGTATCGGGTAACGGTATCTCTGGTCCTGAACGGACCGAGTACACGTTTGCGTCGGCGTATATCATCTTGATTTCTCGCTCCCAGTTGATTTTGAGGGATGCGGGACACACGACTACTTTCACTCCGTACCCCGACTCTCTGGCCGCAATGATGGCCTGGCGTGTTTTGCCCAGGCCCATCTCATCGGCTAGTATGGCTCTCTTCGTTTTTCGAAGGAATGCTATCCCTTCTTCTTGATGTTTGAATAGTGCCATTGTGTTTATTATTCCCCGAGTAGTTCCTTGTCGCTTACGTCGAAGTAACTTTTTACCCTTCGTTTCACTTCATGGGTTCCTTCGTTTCTCCTGGCATCCTGTGCCCTTTCCTTCTCCATGCGAGCGTTGCCTTCTTTTTTAACGGCTCGGCAATCTCTGCATCGCTTTGGGTCCTCGAAGCCTTGAGTCTTGTAGTACTCTTGGTCTCGTGTGCTAAAGGTAAAGGTGGCGTCATATGGGCACGACTCACCGCGTCGTGGTCCCACGCATTGGATGAATTTGTCTTCCATGGTTTTAGAAAGGAATGTCCTCTGGGTTAATTTCTTGCTCTGGATACTCGATCGTATCTGGTTTCTTATCTCCTGTGCTACCTGTGGTCGAGCCACCTGGTGCTGTGGTCCCTGCGGCCTTTGGTCCCATCTGCATTTCTTCGATGACCACTTCTGTTCGGTACATCTTCTTTGCCGAGTCTTTATCATCCCATGACCTTGTTTGGAGCCTTCCTATCACACCGATAAGTTGCCCTTTTTTAAGGTACTGTCCGATCACCTCGGCTATCTTTGCGAATGCTACTGCGTTGTGGAATTCTACACTCTCCTGTTTCGCTCCGTTCGCATCCTTCCAGGTCCTTGATGTGGCAATTGAAATGTTCACCACTTTGGTGCCGTTTGGTAATGCCTTCATTTCTGGGTCCCTTACGAGGCGACCGACTATCGTTGCTTTATTGATGTTCATTGTCGATTTGTTTGACAGTCCCAGGTTGGAGCGGCCCATTCTTAACCGTGGCACGTGGTGGTACAAATCCATGCGCTTACGATTGCTTTATGGTAACGGTTTTTGTCCGTGCGTGTCGCGAGTACGCTTTGCCGCTCTAATCTGGGACCGTCGTTTTATTAAATTACCGAAGCACCAGTCTCTATCTCGTAGGTGTCACACTGCGCTTTCTCCGCCTTCGTGATGTAGAAGTATGGATACTCCTTCGCCTCGCTTTTCCATTTGAGGCATTCTGCTGTGGCCCGGCGTTCTTCAGTACCGAGTACCGCCCAGGTTGCTATTGCGATTAAGGCTATTGCTATCACGCCGAATGCGAACACTCGCTGTGCGTTCGTGTCCTCTCCTTCGAGTATTGGTCTATGAATGTTTTTCATTGCTCCGTTTTGTACTAGCTATTAATACTTACTTGATCATCTCTCTGTCGCAGATGAGTACGTTGCCTACGATGATTCCATCGTTGTTCGAGTATTCACCTTCTGGGTATTCCCATGACCACACCTCTTCTGCTTTTTCGTTGTGGTCGAGCCTGAGAGGTCGTCCGTCATCGTTTATCACCATGTACCTTCCTGATGGTAGCGAGACTAGACCTATCGTGTTGTATTTCACTCCTTCTTCTTCGTGTTGGATGAATTCTTGGAGTTCATCGAGTTGGAAGTCTGTACCGTTCTTCGGTGTGACCTCGGTCTCGGTGCCGTCCGTTTTCACCCACGTTGCTTTGAGTTTTTTCACGCTCCTTTTCTTGGTTGGCTTATAAAGTTGTTCGACATGGAACATCATACCACCGATTGTCACAGTGTGCTAATGACTACCTGTGCATTACTTGGTGGGTGTGCAGGGGTTCCTCCCCTGCCTCCCCTCTCTAGTATCCTTCTTTTTCTATTATTACTTATATGTGGAACATTTGTTCCTATCCCCTAGGAACATTTGTTCCTATCTCGGGGTCGGCCATTCCTCTTATATGTGGAACATTTGTTCCTATCTCACCTGTACGCAAAAGGCACCCTGTTTAGGGGTGCCTTTTACCAAGCCGAAGCAAGGTCTCACCGGCGTGGAGCAACGCTTTTATGGCAGTGTTACGTGCCATGGTGAGACGTCTGTATCGTAACACTCTTTTGGCTTTACTCAAAATCGTACCTGTGGAGGAAGGCCTAGTTTCTTCACGCACGCAGGGAACTGGTTTTTGAATTTAACCTTTTCATCCATGGTCATGCGCTCGACTATTCTCCTTTGTGCCACAGGGTCCATGAGGTCTCCTTTCACCTGGTACTTCTTTGAGAACATCTCAAAGGTTGATGGTTTGAATTGGAGCAGTCCGTAGCTTGGTGTGCCGTCACTGTCGTTTTGGTTTATAGCCTTTTGGTTGCCACTTGATTCACATTGAACCAGTATGTCAATCCATCTGTCCCTTGCCTCGATCATATTCTTTAACTGTGCCTCGCCATTTGAACCCCTTTCCACCCATCCTGTGTATAGGATGAGTGTGAGCATTGTGGTGAGCAGTATCGCTCTATGCGTCTTTTTCATAGGGGTCCGCTTGCGCGGTTTTATTTGGTTGAAGGCTTTGCCTTAAACCATGGGAGCCTCTGAAGGATCACCTCGTAGAAGGTTACGCTCATTGAGAATACCCCGAGCGCTGACACTACTACTTTTGACAGCGATTCGATGTGCTGTCCGTACATGAAGTACCATGCACCTATGAAGGCTAAGAGGAACACGACTGACTGTACGCCCACTTTTCCGTAACGTGGGTACACGTATTTCTTCACGAGTGACGTTAGGACATTCACCGCGAATGCTATTGCCGCCATTGTGATTGCTGTTGTGCTTATCATGCTATTTTTTTAACACTTGTAATGCTTCATCCATTGACTTCATTGTCTTTGGTCCGAAGTTCATACCTTGTCCGTCCGGGTCCGTGATACCGTGCTCTGTTTGGAACCTTCCTACTGCGTCCCGTGTCTGTGGTCCGTACGGTCCGAATACTCCTGGTTTCATGTATGGGTTTCCGTTCTTGTCTTTGAGGGTCTGGAGTGCTCTCTGTAAGTTTGTTACCTCGAAGCTCTCTCCCATCTTGTATCGCAGTTGTCTCATGAATGGAATGGTGACAATGTTTGTTTGCTCTACCTCTTCCTGTTCTTCTACGAAGTACTGGACCGCCCATGGTATGCCGTAGTCTTTAGCGAGGAGTTTTCGGTACGATCGGTAATGGTCGAAGTCCTTCCATGCTCCGTCTTCTCGGTAGCCATATATGATTGTTGCGTGTCCGGAGCCGTATCCGCATGCGGGTATTGGTGGCATGCTCTCGGTTGAGTTCCATGGGTAGCATACGAGTGTTGCTATCTGCAATGGTCCGTACTTGAGTGCGTTCTGTAATTGTTCTGGAGTACTCGTTCCTATCGCCTCCCATTGGTGGGTGATTTTGAAGTACTTCTTGAATCTCTCCGCTTTATCTTTTACTGATTGGGGTATCTCTTTCATGTACTCTTTCCATCCCTCTTCGAATGTCATCTTCTCGAACGCCTCATTCCATGGCATCGGCCAGTCTTTCTCTGGGACCAAGCCTTTTCTAATAGCGTTACCGACGCTCTCGAGGTCGTTTCCGTCGGTTGTGGTACCGCTTTGCTTTGCGATGTACCTGTCCGAGAAATTGACCTTGTTCGTGAGCGGGTTTATGTACCCTTCATTCACGAGGAATTCTTCGGCCTTTTTCGACAGTGTGCCCTTTGCTCTCATCCTGTTGATGAGTGTCTCCACAACGTTTAATGCGCTGAATGTCACGCACGATAGTGTGTCGAACGATTGGGTGCTCTGTGCCTCTTCGTCTGGGAGGTATGCGTCGTACTGCCCCCCTTCGCCTAGGTCCTTTCTTACTACCCCTGTCTCTTTGCCACTCACCCATGACTTGATGCCTATGGGACGAATGATTACTCCTGTGGTTTGTCCTTGTTTCAGTTCCATGTCCTTATTGTACCTTTCCTTTGGTCTTTTTACACGTTTATTATCCACGCAAAAAACCGCCCTGTTAGGCGGTTTCTTGTTTATAGAATCTTATTGAGGATGAATTGAAGGATGCCGGAGGCTACCACTGCCGCGCTACCCCATGTCTTTACCTGGGTCTTGAACACCTTTGTCGATTCTGTTTCTTCTTCGAGTACCTTAATGCGATCTACGTGTCCACAGTGAATGCGGTCTGCCTCTTTTTTGAAGGCGTCCATCTCTTCACGTTTTGCGTAGTGATCATCCATTGCCTCGAGTCGTTTCTCGATTTTACCGATTGACTCTTTGATGTAGCCGATGTCATTTGCCATCACTGCAATCGATTCGTTTTGTGTTTCTCCTGTGTCTTTTTTTGCCATGGGTTTATCGTTTGTTTTTGAGCGATAGGTATGCGCTGAAGACCTGCCTTGTGAGGAGTCCGTCTTCCTTCATTTTAGCGAGTGCGTTTTTTTGTTCACTCTCGCTCATTCCCTCGAGTGCTCTTTTCACTATTCTAGCACGCGATTCTACTTTTGTATCCTGTACCACTTTATCCACAAGCTGTGCTTTCTGCTCGTCGTCATATCGTGCGTACGATTTTGACTTCATGGCCTTCTCGATTTCGAGGCGTGCCATCTGTCCGGCTAACTTCCACAGCTGTGTATTCTGTTCCGGTGTGAGTGATTCGTATCCTTGGGTTGGACCTAACTGTGTTGGTGTTACCGAGTAGTCGGCGTCCATGAGCCTGCGGAGTTCCATCACCACTGGGTCCTTTTCGTCGACGCTTGGGTTGCCGGGACGTGTTGGGTCAGCGATTACTTCGAGGAACGATGGAGTTTTCTTTACGTTACCGAGTGTATCTACCTGTGGTTCGAGTGTTTGTCGAGCGCCTGGAAGCCTTGATTTGATTCTTTCTACCATTCCACTTGATCGCCTTTCGAACGTATCTGTGCCTCTTGCAAGGTCCGCCACGAGCGTTGGAACGATTGAGCCTGCCAAGCTCGACGAGAACCCTTCAAATGAGCGTGCCGGGTCTTTTAGGGCGTCTATTGCCCTGTTTACACCTGATAGGAAGGTCTGCTCTGTGAGTGCTGAACCGAATCCTGCGGTTGCTCTTGTTAGACCACCTACGAATGAACCTGTTTCCTCGATGCCTTTCCTTAGGTGGCCACCGATGATGAGCACCATTCCCAATGGTCCGAGCACACCAATGTTTCTCCACTTGTCACCTATTTTGATTGAGTTCGGAATCCTTCCCTCGAGCTCCCACTGTTTCCTTTCCTTCTCTCCTGTTGGAGTGCTGAGGTTCATTAACTTGTTCGCCATGAGCGCTGACCCAATCGCCAATGCTCCGGTGCCGGTTATTCCTCTACCCATTCCTTGACTGAATAGCCTTTGGTCGAATCTTCCTTTGCCGATGTTTTCAATTATCGTCTTTACCACACCTACCGGGCTGTAGTTAATCATCGCCTGGGCCACGTTTGCCGGTGTTTTTGCGAATGGAAGGATGATTTCCAGTCCCTTCTGAAGGTCCTTGGCTTTCTTTGCGAGCCATGATGACTGTTGGAATACCGCTGTCTCTGCGTCGAGTACTGCGTACTTCACCATGTCGTCGGTTGGGTTTTCAATTAACTTCTGGGCGAATTCTTTCGCGGCTGTACCTTTCAATCCTTCATTCACTGCCTTTGCGGCCGCTTGGTTTTCGAGGCTCCTTGCCTTTGCCGCGTCGTAGAACGGTAGGTCTTCAGCACCAAGG